CTGGTAAAGCAACTCAAGGTAGTTGTAGCATTAAGACCAACTGACTGCAAGGTAAGGCAATCGAAGACGCCTTCAGTAATGTATAAAGGGTCATACGATCCATAATCGAATGGATACAACACTTGTGAACTCTTTAAATCTTTACAGTTAAGATACTTAGGAAACTCTCCATTCAACGCCCTGCCCTGGAAGTAGAACATTCTACCTTTAGAGTTGATAAATGGGATGATGAGTCTACCCTTATACATCCCATCCTTTGCGATGTAGAATTTAAAGTTTCCCAACATTCTACTGACAACTAAGGGGTGATCCTCAACAACCTTGAAGTTGGTTGCCTCTTCTAGATTGGATACAATCTGATCAGGGTCGATACTCTTGATAGCTTCACGCTTACCGAATCTGTCGTTGCCCATAAAGTCTTCATAAATGAATCTTTCATAAGCTTCACGGTAGGAGCACTTTTCAAGTATAGAGTATAGCTTAAGGAAGTTTCCAGTCTCACCGGTTTTAAAGCATCTCCATAAACCAGTCTCAAGGTTAATGCTTTGATGCCTCTTCCAATCGTCAGGAATGAATATAGAAGGGATTGTAAGTTCTCTTCCGTCGCTAACAACTCTTCCTGAGTCCTTGAACTTACTTAGGCAATAGTCTCTGATAAAGGTCATTCCAAAAACTATAATAGGTGTATACCTTAAAAAAACTAAATAATTATGTACATCAACTCAATCTCAAGCTCTAAGAGCGATATTATAGACCAGTGCTTGTGGAAATACAACCTGAAGTATATCTTGAAGCTTCCTGGATTTGGGAGCAAGAATGAAGACGCTTTGAACTTCGGATCATATATTCACAAGATATTTGAACTAGGTTATAAAGAGAAGGATTTAAAGTCCTTACTTAAGATCGCTGAGTCCGAGAAGACAACCTACAAGGTCACTTTTAGAGACAATGAGAGGATTAAAGCTTGTCTTGAGAACTTCTTGCTATGGAATCAAAAGATGGGTGAAACAGTCTCTACCGAGAAAGTGTTCAACATCCCACTTGATGAGAAGAACGATATACACTTTATAGGAGTTATCGACCGCGTTGTCAAGGGAACAGACGGTGGTTACCTAGTTATTGATTATAAAACTAGTAAGCGTGAGAAGAAGAAAAAGACCCTTATGGATGATAATCAGCTAAAGGGTTATGCTTGGGCTATTCATGAAACTTATGGGGTCCCATTAGAAGATATCTACTGCGCTCATTACTATCCAGTGACAGGGAATTTTGTAGCTGTCAAATTCTCCAAGTTCCAGATTGAGAGGTGGAAGAAGCAGCAGATCGAGAAAGTCTGGAGAATTCGTAAGAAGAAGAAGGACGAGTTCTGGGCTCAGGAGAACGTCTTCTGTGATTGGTGTGAATACAAAGAAGCTTGCCCACGATTCCAATCAGAAGAAACCGTGTGCAAGCGTATTGATGAGCAGAAGGAGCTTAAGAAGCGCCTTGATGAGGAATCTTCTAGAAATACTCCTTAATTACAGCGTAGATGAATAGGATAAACATCACTAACCCAAAAACGGTTGTTAAAGGGTCCATTTCATCGCCCATGTATCCAGGATCAACACCTGTCTTATCCCATTGTTGAGCACGCCACGCCGCGTTGGCGATTAGTTTCTCTAGTTCTTCTTTGGACATAGTTTCTTATTATTTCCTTATGTCTTTTAGGTTACCCAGGATTATAGGGTAGTAGAGTTCATATTCAATATCTTCTAGAAAACTTTCTACAACATTATAATTAAATCCTGAGTCTACTACTAAAAATTTATAGACTGTTTGAATCTTCAATGGCTTCCTACCGTCTAAAGATTTTAGGACTCTTATCTGGAAGAGTCTAGGAAGCCTTTTACCATACTTATAGCTCCACTTATCTAGAAAATCTACAGAGAATGTAAAATTAAGTAGATCTATTATTTCAACTAAATCCTCTTCTAAACTGTTATAACTCATAAATAGATGATAGGAAACGCTTTCCAGTTTCTCAGAGTCTATTTTATGGCAAAGACTTTAAATCCACAATTAGTAAAGACTTTAAATAGATATGAGTCAAAAGTTCTAAGGGAAACCTCTACATTAGGACTTAGACCTGGGGATATTATCCAGTTTTCTTATATATCCGCTGGGTCCAACAGCCCTAGTACACCTTACGGGATAGTAGTATCTTCCCAGAGAACCTCAACTGGGTTATTTTTATCTACTAAAGGAAACAGCTTAATCAATGTTATATTGATTGCTGACACCTTAAGCGAGGCTATGACGGATTTAATGATAAATAATATATACAAGAATAGAACAGCTTGTAGCTACAAAAATCTAATTGGTGCTTTTCTTGGTAAAGAGAACTTTAGAACTTACAACTCAGGTAGGATGACAGATTTACTTTCAGTTGAGATAATCAAATGACTTCTAATAATCCTCCTCCTCCTCCTAATATAACGGCACAGCTAGCCGCCATATTGCAAGCTAATACAGCGGAACTATCTAAATTAAGTCAGCATTTGGCAAACCGTAATAAGGCTGAAAAAGAGAAAGAAAACGCAAACAAATTTAACCAACGAATAATTTCAGCTAACACAACTGCTTTAAAGTCTTTAACCTATAAAATTATTAACAGCCAGAATGTAACTGATAAATTAACAGAAGCTATAAAAGTAGCAGATACGAACACAGTTAAGTCCCTTTCAATGGGGATTAACTACCAGAAATTCTTAGACGCAAACACTCAAGCCTTGAATGAGACCGAGGCATCAAGAAGGGAAACCACTGCTGCATTAATTGATGGTTTTGATAAGGGTTTAAATACAAACTCTGGGGCTGTCATGGACTTGACAGAGAGGATGCTCCTAACTGGTCAAGACACCAAAAAGTTAAATAGTATTAACGCAGAACTAATGGCAATAACAGGTCGAAATGAGTCTGTTATTCAGGCCGCTAGTAAGGCTACTTTTGACTCTAGTAACAGGTATAAAATCTCCTCTGATAGATTGATAGACACAATGCAAGCCATGTCTGAAGTTTTTGAGGAGGCTTCTTTCTTTGGGGGAGATACTGTAGGGAGCTTAGATGCTATCAGTAAAGAACTAACAGGTATGGTGGGCGTCGATATGGGAGGTCAGATTTCTGGATTCCTTAAAACATTAACACCTAGCTTAGATAACATAGCAACCCAATCCTTACTCGGCGCAGAAAATGTTACCAAGAAGATTGCAGAGGGAACGGCTTCAACTTCTGATTTAATGCCAATACTGAGAAGAATCCAAGAAATATCTGATCAGGCATTACAATCAAATCCACCTGCTGTGGCTAGAACCATTGCTGCCGCTCAGTTGGGAATGTCAGAGAGACAGTTAAATCAATCACTACAGTTAGCTAGAGCAGTTGCAAACCCTAGAGAGGTTGATGAATCCATAGCAGCTTCTAACGAAGAAATGGCAGAAACTTTAAAGACTGCTCAAGAAAAAGCAAATGATTTCTATGATAGGTTAGCTCCTAGTATGAACAATTTCTTGGCAACCATAGCCCCAACGGCACTTGAAATTGCTAGAGTTGTTAACATAATTGCTGCTGCTGGAGGAGCTGCCCAAGGAGCAGAAGGTATGCTTGCGGGCCGTGGAGGTATGCTTGGTAAATTAGGAGGTATTCTTGGTAAAGTTGCAATGTTCGCAGGTCCTATAGGGTTAGCAGTTGGAGCGTTTACGACTTTTGCTCCAATGATTGCTGATATGGTATCTTCCAATAAGAAACAAACTAAAGCCATAGAAGAGCAGAATAGAATAGCTAAAGAGGAAGAACGTCAAAAGAGGATAGCAGACTCCAAAGCTCAAGCCTCTAATATTCAGATATTAGCTAATTACGCTATAAGTAATTCTTCTGTAGAAATAAGAAACCAAAGAGAAGTAGTTGAAATTATGAGAAATCTTCTCACTACAGCCCAAAAGGCTGTCGATCAAGCATCGGCTCCAAAAAAACCGGAGGATAAGTAATGGTTAGTTATAATTCAGTAAAGTATCAAGGTTTCAAAAAAAGACTTCTGCATGAGAGGTCTTTTTTAGGGTTTGAGTTTCCAAT